GCTAATGTAGATGATAATAGTTGTATTCCTGTAATTGAAGGTTGTACAAATCCTTTAGCACTAAATTTTGATTCAACTGCAAATACTGATGATAATACATGTATACTACCTATTCCAGGGTGTACAGATCCTAATGCTTTTAACTATGATGCATCAGCTAATGTTGATGATTCATCTTGTGTAGCTATTATATATGGTTGTATGGATATTACAATGTGGAATTATAATGTTCTTGCAAATACTGATAATGGGTCATGTATTGCTTTTGCTTATGGTTGCATGGATTCAACTGCATATAACTATGATCCTGTAGCAAATGTTGACAATGGATCATGTATTCCTTATATCTATGGATGTACAGATCCAATTGCATTAAACTATAATAGTAATGCAAATACAGATGACTTTAGTTGTATCCTTCCAATTTACGGATGTATGGATTCTACAGCTTTTAATTATGATGAACTTGCTAATGTAGATAATGGTTCATGTATACCAGTTATTCTTGGTTGTATAAATCCAATAGCATTAAATTATTGTGATAGTTGTAACACAGATGATTTTAGTTGTATACTTCCTATCTATGGATGTACAGATAGTACTATGTTTAATTATAATCCTTTAGCCAATGTTGATAATAACACTTGTGTACCTTATGTTTATGGTTGCACTGATCCTTCTATGCTTAACTTTAATCCACAAGCCAATACTGAAGATTTTAGCTGTATACCTTACATTTATGGTTGTACTGATTCTACTGCCCTTAATTATGATTCATTGGCTAATACTGAAAATGGCTCTTGTATTGAAATCATTATAGGTTGTATGGATCAAAATGCATGGAACTACAATGATATTGCTAATGTTAATGATTCAATATCTTGTTTATATGATGCAGGTTGTATAACAGGTGCTGGTAATCCTTACTGGTTAAATGATGAATGTTATGCTTGGGTTATTTCAGTAGATAACTATTGTTGTGATAATGAGTGGGATAACGTTTGTCAACTTACATATGACTATTGTCAAGATGGTTGGAGTGGACCACAACCTCCTGCAAGATTTGGTGAAGAGATAATTATGTTATATCCTAATCCAACAACAGGTCTTGTAAATATAACTGAAACTGTTGACATAATAATAAGAGATAACTTAGGAAAAGAAATACTAAACTTAAAAGATGTTAATCAAATTGATTTAAGTAAGTATAACAAAGGTATTTACAATTTTACTATTAAATATCAAAATAAAATTGTAAATTATAATATAGTGAAATATTAATTTATTAAATAAAGGATAATGGCAAATATATCAGCACAATTAATTTTATCAGGAACAGGAATGTCTTCTGATGCTTTTGCATATAACAAGTCAACTACTTTATCTATTGGTAACCCTACTGTTGAATCTGGTGCATTAAGTCTAGTAAAAAATACTACAGCTAGTGCAGTTGTACCTACTGGTAGTGCTGTAAGATACATGTATGTAGCAAATACAGGAACTACCGCTGCAGGTGGTACAGTTAAAATTACTGTAAATAGTGGTTCTGATTTTGGTGAACTAGCTCCTGGTGAGTTTTGTTTTATACCAATTAAAGGTGGTGTAGCAAATATTGATATTACTGAAACAGGTAATGTATATGCAGCTACAGTTGAATATGCATTTTTTACTAAAGCATAATTTTAAAAATAAAAAGAAATGGCAACAATAACGGCAAATTTAATATTGAATGGAGCAGGTGTAACATCAGATCCAGTAACAGTAAATAGAAATAAACAGTTAACTGTAGGTGCACCTGCAATAGAATCTGCAAGCACTGCTGTAACTACAACTGAAGTAATTATTTTAGATGGTGCAGCAAACACTGTTGTAAATTATTTATATGTAGCTCATACAGGTACATCTACTTCAGCTACTTTAACTATAAGAACTCAAACAGGTTCTACTGATGTAGTAGTAGCTACTCTTGTACAGGGTGAGTTTGTATTTATACCAGTAGCTGCATCTACAAAGATTAATCTTTTAGGTTCTGCTGATACAGGTGTAGCTGCAGAGTATGCATACTTTAGTAAGGCATAGTAATGGCTAAAAAGAGGTTCATGGGAATTGATCCAGATCATAAGGGTTACTGTACTCCTATGACAAAAAAAACATGTACTCCTAGAAGAAAGGCATTAGCTAAGAGATTAAAACCTGGAGGAGATTTATATAAACAGATCCATAAGAAAAAGAAGAAGAAGAAGGCTTACGGTGGATCTATAATAGAGAACTGATGGAGATATTTAAAGATAATAATGATTGGAATGAGAAGGCTATAATAGGCTTCATTGCTTTTGTCATTATGTGTTTAATAATGATAGCTGATTTAGTTACAGGTTGGGTAGGAAAAGATTTAGTTATAAATGAATTTGTTTACGATTCATTTGTATTTGTGGTACTTGGTTGTTTTGGTATAGCTGGGTTAGAGAAATTTGCTAAAAAATAAAGATATGCATTTATCAAAGGAAAGTCAAAAACAAAGACAAAGCATGATAGAATACGCTTCACCTAACATCAAACAGATGAAAAAGGGTGGAAGTAAAAAGGATGCTTGTTATCACAAGGTTAAAAGACGATACAGAGTATTCCCATCAGCATATGCATCAGGTGCGATTGCAAAGTGTAGAAAGGTTGGTGCTGCAAACTGGGGCAAAGGTGGTAAGAAGAAAAAATAATGGCAGTCAGAAAGACAGATAAAGGACTTGCTCTTAAAAGATGGTTCAAAGAAAAGTGGGTAGACACTAGAACAGGTAAACCATGTGGGAGACGTAAAGGTGAGAAACGTGGGACACCATACTGCAGACCATCTAAACGTATTAGTAGCAAGACACCAAAGACTGCATCAGAGCTAACAGCTTCTGAGAAAAGAAGTAGAATAGCACAAAAGAAAAGACTTGGTCAACCTGCTGGTAAGCCAAGAAGAGTTAAATCAGTAAGAAGAAAAAAGAAATAGTTATGGCAAAGATTCAACCTGCAAAGAAAAAAGGCACAATGCCAAAGAGTGTATATAAGAAAGGTGGTTCAACTAGTGGTATGAAATCTGTTAAAGCACCTGCTGGTTTTCACTGGATGAAAAAAGGATCAGGATATAACCTAATGAAGAATCCTCCTGGTGGATATAAAAAACATCCTGGATCATCACTTGTTGCTAAGTTTAAAGTACAAAAGGTGCATAAAAAATAATGACCAAAAGAAAAAAGAAAGATCCAAAAGTAGGAACTGGAAAGAAACCAAAAGGTTCTGGAAGAAGATTGTATACAGACGAAAACCCTAAAGACACTGTTAGGATTAAGTATGCAACTGAAGCAGATGCAAGAGCTACTGTAGCAAAGGTTAAAAGAATTAGTAAACCTTTTGCTAGAAAGATACAGATCTTAACTGTTGGTGAGCAAAGATCAAAGTATGGTGGTAAGCCCAAACAAGCTGCTATATTTAAAAGAGGGAAAGAAGCAATAAGAAAGAAGCATAACAAGGGTAAGAAAAAGAAATGATGTCTAGTATTATAGAATATAAGAAAGGTGGTATGGCTGGTTGTACAATCAAGAATGGTTGTAAAAGTAAATCAGGTGGACTAACTGCTAAGGGACGTAAAATGATTAACCGTAAAACAGGTTCTAATCTAAAAGCTCCTCAACCTGGTGGAGGTCCACGTAAAAGATCTTTCTGTGCTAGAAACTTAGGACAAATCAAAAAGTTTAATATTGATTGTAGAAAAACTCCTAAGAAGAGAGCATGTCTTGCTAGAAAAAGATGGAAGTGTTAATATGAGTATTATAGGTAAAATATTTAGCGGTGGTGCTGATAAGCTAGTTGAATCAGTTGGTGGTGTATTAGATAATCTAACTACTACAAAAGAAGAGAAACTAGAAGCTGAAAGAAAAATAAAAGAATTGATTGCCAACTATGAGATTGAGATGGAAAAAAACATCACATCTAGATGGGAGGCAGACTTAAGAAGTGACTCATGGTTAAGTAAAAATGTAAGACCATTGGTTTTAATCTTCTTAGTTGTTTGCACAGTGCTTATGATATTTATTGATGCTGGTGCAATAGCATTTAATGTAGAAGAGAAATGGACTGATTTACTTCAGTTAGTATTAATAACAGTGATTGGAGCTTATTTTGGGGGAAGATCATTAGAAAAAACAAAGAAATAATGGCAAAGAAATGCACATGTGGTAAGACAAGTTCACAAGACGGTTCTTGTGACGGATCTCATAAAGAAGTTTGCAGTAAGTAATGTACGCTTATAATATAGAGCTCATCAGAGTTATTGATGGTGATACTATAGATGCTTATATAGATCTTGGTTTTAGTGTTAAAGTTAAGAAACGTATAAGACTTGCTGGTATCAATACTCCTGAGTCTAGAACTAGAGATTTAGAAGAAAAGAAAAGGGGTCTAGCTGCTAAAGATAGACTTAAATGTTTATTAGAAGGTTGTGATACTATTGTGTTAGATTCACAAGGTGTTGGAAAGTTTGGTAGATGTTTAGGAAAACTATCCATAGATAAGGTAGATGGATCAGATAAACTAACAATGATATGTGTTAATGATCTATTAATAAAAGAAGGTCATGCAGTTGCATATCATGGTGGAAAACGTTAACTTATATATATAAATTTAAAAATTAGAAATCATGCCAGGTAAGAATAAAGGTGCACAAGCACTATTTGACAAATTAAAAAAACAAGGTTATAAAATGGTGGGTGGATCACATTCACCTAATGCTGAAGAATTAGCTAAACTAAAAGTAGCTGCTATGGGTACAGAAAGAAAAGATATGCCTATGAGTGATAACATGTCTCAAGCTATGATGATGGCTAAAAGAGGTTTAGAATCATACGGTGGTGGTGGTTCTTCTTATGGTAGAATAAAAAAATAGTAGAGAAAATGATCAGGTACACTAAAAAATGTACCTGATCTTATTCCATTTAATTATTTTGTCATGTAGATCTATAAATTGTCTTATATATAAAGACTTTTTATATTTACTATAACGTAGATTTTCTCCTCCATACTGAGATTGTTTAGTTTCTTGTATCTCAGGTTTCCATAAATCCATTTCAGCAACTTTATGTTTTGTAAGATTTACTGTGTGTTTTTTAACATTGTGAGTTAAAAATATACACTCAGCAAAAACTACATTCTTATTTACTACATTATCATTTACTAGATTAAATAACTGCTCATAGTCTTGGAGCCATGTATCAGTTACAATAATTGGACTGAAGTTAATATGTACATCATATCCTGCTTCTATAAACATATCAATAGCTTGCACTCTCTCTAAGATTGTAGATGTATTAGGTTCATGCTTGTCTCTCATTGATTCTGGCATCAAACTAAATCTTATACGTATATTTTTTTCAGGATTATACGTAAGAAATTTTTTATTTACATATTTAGTAGCAAAACTACCCATGGCAAATGGATTACTTTTAAAAAAGTCAAAGATCTTGACCCATTCATGATACTTAGCGTGTAAAGCAAAGTCTTCATTGCAGCTTATATCATATGTAATAAGATTAGGATGTGTTTGGTTAGGTTTATCCACTACAGCAAACCAGGAATGATTGTTAATTTCAGTTAGTATTTCTTCAGTATTTGTTGCAATACTTAAACCATCAGGTTTATGTCTTTTCATATAGCAATAACTACAGTCATATAAACAACCGTGACCAAAGCTAGGTGATATAAAGTCTGTTGATCTACCAGACTCTCTTATTTTAAATGTTTTACGTTTTACTTTCTCTATGGCCATATCACTATGATATTAGTCCCAGTAGCAGAATATGTATTTTTCTTCATTATTATTGTCTTGTGGTTTTGTTTTTAAAAATGGTATTCCTGTTCTTTGATTAACAACAATATATTTGTCAGAAGGTAAATCTATTTCTTGATAACCTTCTAAAAGCTCTTTTCTAAATATACGCATTGGTACTCCAGACTCAGACATCTTTTCTTGAAGTATTAAACCTTTATACTTCATCTTGTTCTTTCTTGATTGCAATACGTAATAAACAGAAATAACCCATTAAATCATCTAAAGTATCTAAAGTGTTTTCATTTATACCTGAATTAGATATTCTCATCAGTTTATCATCAATACGTGCACATAGACTATCTACTGCATTACCTTTAGAAAATATTTTAGCGGGATTAGTTGCAGAGTTACCATATGCTTTATTTTTTCTAAGCAATAATTCTTTAACTCTATCCATATTTTGTTCTATTAAATAGCTAGTTGAAGCTACTTGTTCAAATGTTTTTTGTTTTTTAGACTTTTTCATTATATAAAAATACTTTGTTTCTAACTCTGTCACTAATTGGTATTGCATCACCTTGTTCATCAACTCTTACAAATGTAATAAAAGTACTTAATACTATTTGTTGATTACCATTATATACGTTATGTGATCTAGCTTCTAACTTAAGCTTTACACTGGTATTGCCTACTTGTTCAACAGCACCATAAACTTTTATAAGCTGTCCTTCTTTAGCAGGTTTTTTAAAAACACATTTATCTATAGATACTGTAACCATTCTTGGTGTATCACATACTTGGGCAGCAAAAGCAGCAGCACTTGCATCTAACCATGCTAATAATTTACCACCAAATAAGTTACCGTGAAATCCTAGATCTGATTTTTTAACTGGGTGTGTATTTAAAAGCTCCATGATTTTACTTTCTTTATCCATCTCATCCATATAGGTACTGTTAATATAATTAATCTTTCTTTCATTTAATATTTACTTAATATAAACTGAGGTTACAATACGTATATTATGTATATGAAACGTATAGATGTAACCCCAGTAATTTATGTATTTATTATGGTACTTGTTTATGCTCTAGGCACTAATCTTTAACAAATAAACCATTTACCATTTTACCAGTACGCTTACTGATAACATGATAAGCAGATTCAAGACATTCTTCAATTGTAACACCTTGCATCTTAGCTTGTATAATTAATGTAACCATGATGTCACCAATAGCATCTACTATTTCTGCATCATCTTCATTAAGTATAGCATTCATTAACTCAGTTAATTCTTCTTGAGTTTTTATTGCTTGCTTAATAGTTGTAGCATTATCTAATATACCTTTTTCTTTTGCCCATTCTTCAACGGCACATTCTAATTCAAAGTAATCCATTATTTAAATCTTACAGTGTTAGCATTTATTAATACAAATTCATGACCACAACCTTGTGATAAACATTTAATATCATCTACACTTTTAAATAAAAGAGTAGTATTATTACAATTTGGACATTGAATGTCTAAACTAGTTGGATCATTTTTTCTAGTTATATATGCATACAATTCATTATATGCTTCTTCTTCTCTTTGCTTCATGAAAAGCTCTTTCATTCTACCCATTACTTATATATTGATATTGGTTCTTCTACTGGATTTAATAATTCATTTTCCATATCTAATAGAGTTTTAAGAAGTTGTCTATACTTAGGCATAAGATCAGATTCTTTTTTTTCTATTTTATCTAGTACTATGATTTGACGTTGTATACTATTTATGACAAGTATAAGCTCGTCCTTAGTTAAATTAGTTCTTTCCATTTAATTAGTTTTTATATTTAACTGATGTCCATACAGTTATTAAAATCAAATATATCTATATGATTATCTCTAATAGCTTGAAGGTTTTTCAAACTATAATGTTCAGGTAATTTGTAATTAATACCCATTTTTTCTAATATAATATTTGCACTTTCTAAGTCTGATATTTTATCAAATTGATTATCATTCTCATCAAACAAATATAAACCGTAAAACTTTGAGTTAAGTTGTCCTGGTTCTAAATATGTAGCTTCTACTTTTGTTAAAGTATGTTTCCTAACCATATCAAAATATTTATAAAGTTTAGCTTTATCTTCCACAGATACTATCTTAGTACCTTCATTTGTTTTTATACCTGTATACATATTAAAAAGTTAAAAGGGAGGGAGAATCTGAAATGCAAAAAACAAATCCTCCCGTGGAGTCCCTTTATTGAATATTATCTACACCATATAATATATTAGAAATTTCTTCTATTGTATCTTCTACTGATATAGATAGTTGGTTTGGATTATCTGAAACATGTAATTGAACATTACTTAATAATTCAGATGTCATAAACTTATGAAACTCTTGCTGATCACTCATCCAATTTCTAGGATGAGATGTTTTTAGTGCATGTGTAATATTATTATAAAAAGTCCATGCATTTTCCAAATCACAATTATAATTGTAAGAAGGTTTATCCATTTCTTTTTTAGCTATTACAAGCTGACTAATATCAAGTATTTCTTCTTCTATATACAATCTACCTAATAGCTCTGCTTGTTCTTTAGAACTTAGCTTATGACCTCTAAACAGGTCTCTATCTCTAAGTAGTTGATTAAAGTGTTTAGATGCATTTTGTATTTGAGCTTGCAGTTGCATTTTAGCTTCTATGTCTGCAGTACCAGTATGTTTTCTAGCATATGTTGCCATATCACCATGAATCATTCCATTGTTACATACAAATACATAGGCTCCAATACCACATTGAAACCTAACACTTTTATCATATGAGTTAGTCCAAGCAAACATGAGACCTAACTCATCATCTATTTTTTGTAATCCTACATTTTGAGGCTCTAAATAATAGATACCTTGTGCTACTTTAGCATTAGCATTACACTTATAAACTTTACTTTTAACACGTAGTTTAAACTTTTGAAGTAAAGTATTTGTTTGATTAATAATTAATGAATGAGGTATTACTGTATAAGTATCTTTATGTGTTGGTAAAGGTGCATTACACAGATCCATCTCAGTCACATTAGCAGGTTTTTTATATCCCATAATTATTTTAAAGTTTTGTTGATTTTTTACAAATATAAATATAAATCTTACTCAAACAGCATTAATTGATTAATTTTATTGCCTAAAATATTATTTATTTCTTTCTCAATTGCTTGCAGGTAATACTTTTCATTTATGTTATAACTTTCCCATTTAGGATTTAGTTTCATATTATTAAAAGTTGTCTGCAACCATTGTCCAGATTCTAATTGTATTTCTCTACCATCTTTATTCTTCTTAATAATCTTACCACCTGAGTTAGATATATAATATCTATTGATTTTTTGTAGTTTTTCTTCATGTAAACCACTAGCATTCACTGTTCTAAGTAATTGTTGCCAACCACTATTAGTTTTACTACCAATACAATAGTCTAATATGTTTCTATTTTCTTTTATATAATCTTCAGGAAGCTTATCATTAATAAAATATTCAAAGATTGCTTTGGGTACTACAAGTTTAGACTTATTCTTATGAAGAGCAAGTCCTGTAAACTCAAAACGTCCTTTACATTTGGTAGGTGCATAATAAAATTTATTATCTTCTACTTTAAATACATAGTTTGAATGCTTTTTACGCAGTTCATTCCAAGTTGTTATATCAACTTCTTTATAACTATACATGGCAATGTAATTATTTACATCAGCAAGAATAATTTTTTCATATTCATCATGTTCTAGTTCTAAATTTGTTATTAGTTCCCACTCACTACATATTTGATGATATAATCCCATATATTCTCTAGGTATTATAAGCTCTATACCATCTGTATTTTGTAGTAATGGTTTACTATTTGGAATATTTTCCATTAACATTTCATATAACATCATTAAACTTAGTTGACCATTTACAGTTATCTTCATAGTAAACTCAGGATCATACAAGAAAGAATTCTTATCATTACTAAGACCGTATGTACTGTTAAGTATAATTTTATATACATAGTTCATAGGATTACTCTTAGGAATCTTTTTTCTTTCAGTATAAAACCATTCATATAGTTTACAAAATTGTTCTGCAGGTATATGATCAGGGCTAAATTTATTTTTAATAGATAGATTAGGATAAAAACTAGCTACATCACAAGACATAATAACATTATCTTCATCAGATTTATATACACCAGCTTTAGCAGCACCATGTACACCACCTAAACCAAAATGTGTTTTAACACCTTTGTAGTTAAGAGAGTATTTAAATCCACCTTTAGTATGTAGCGGATCTAACTCAACAGCTTTAAATCTTTCTAGTAATCTATTAAATGTTTCAGTATGAAAATTTATATAAGGTAGTATTACGTCTGATATTTTAATGACATCTCTGTGAGTTCTCATCTTTTTTATCTGATTCTTAGGAATATTTAATTCTTTAGATAGATAATAAGCAAATAACTCTTTACTAATTCTAGCTTCAGATGCACTGAATAGGTTTATATCATATTGATCTGTTAATGTTTTACGTAACTGAATTAGAGACTTACTTTTATTAAATACTTCTTTTGTAGATTCAACATCATTAATACAATATCTTATAACAGTATCTAATTGTTCTCTTGTTTGTATAGATGCAGTATGATCTATGGGCATATCAAGAATGTTATCCCAATCCATAGTATATTGTATCCACTTAAGACTAGAACGTTTAGCAGGATTCTCCCAATGATTTAATTTGAATAAATCTATTTGTCCAATGGGCATTTCCCATTCAGGATAATCTAAAAACTCTTTTCTGTTTGCTTTATCTATAGTTCTTTGTGCAAACTTATACATATCTTTAGCAAATTCTTCACCACCAACTTCCCAACCTATATAGTTTTTAAGTATATATGTAGTTATTTGAGCATCAAATGCTAAACCATTAAAAGAAATATGCCATTGTTTCTCTCTACAGTTAGTCCAAAGAAACTCCATAAATTCATGAAAGTCATCTTGTACTTTACATATACTGAAAACTTTAGTTTCATCTTTTTTATAATGTTTAAATACTGCTACGAAACAATCTGATAATGTTTCATAGTCCATTATCCAATGATTCATTAGTGTATAATTAACATGTAAGTGATTAAAACAATTATACCTACAAAACCTAATGTGCAGGCAAATGTATTATAATCAAAATTGTGTTTAGGTTTTAAAGACATAATAGTAATTGTTAGAGCAAAAAAAAGAGGGATCTCTCCCTCTTAATTTTAAAATTAATATATTAAACAGATTTTAAATCAACACCTTCAAGTTTTATATCTTCTAGTGTTTTACCGTCTGTACCAAGTAAGTCTAATCCACCTGCTTCTGGTAATGCTACTGTGTATTGTTTCCAATCATAATCTTTAGCATTTACACAGAACATATTAATAAAGTTTTCAATTTCATCAGACTCAGAAATATAAATCTCTGTGTAAGTGTTTAGTAAAACTCTTTGTTCTTTGTATTTTTTACCATCAGGTCTTGCTTTAAGCTTAGTCATTACAGGATCACCGTTGTCATCTAGTTTAGGTAACATGTGGTATCCTTCTTTCTTATCTTTTGAAATAAGAGCAAGTATTTGACTTCCTGGATCATAGATTGCTTCAACAAAAGGACATTCTTTTGTAATTGCAATTGCTTTAAATGTTTTTGTTTGATTCCAATTAGATGTGATAAGCATCATATTTGGATTTACTGTTGATTTTGTTGCCATAATATTAATTTTTAGAATCCAAAGATATAGAATTATTATTAAATAACTCTATTTCAGTTAGTTTTATTTCACAATTTTCTTTTTCAAACTCAGGCTTACTGCATAATTCATGGATGTCTTGTAGTTCTTGTAATGTAACTCCAAGATCTTCAGCATAATCTTCATGATAATATGAAGGATATATGTATGATTCTATATACTCTGCAATAGTTCCGTCTTTACCAAAGAAATCTGTGATAATTTGTTTTACATTATCAGAAAATTTAGAATACTTACCTTCTATAAATACTAACCAGTCATGCTTATATTTAGATAAATCAAACACATAAATGTGATAATCTTCATGTTTATAATACTCATGGAAGTATCTATTAGAAAGAATAAGATCTTTTTCAAACTTTCTAAATGCAGATTCTTTTTTTGAATCTATTTTATAAAGACATATAAACATATAATCTTTGATTGTATATTTATTGTCCCAAGATATATAAGTTTCTATAGGTACAAATCTTACCCCCTTCTTTATTTGTAGAAGAGGGTAGATAAATACCTTACTTTTTTGAAAATATTCTCTATAGATTTTCATTATAATATAACTTGTTCTTTTGCATACTCGTATGGCAAGTCATATCTTTTTTCTGTGTAATGAAAATTAGCAACATCTAATATATTCAATAATGCAGAACCCCAAGTATTTAATGTGTCCTGTGATACAGGGAAAACATATGTTTGCTCATACTTATCTATGACAACAAAATTAAAATTAATTTTATAATCAACAAGTTCTTCAGTAAGATTTTCTATAACAAGTTTTACATACATTGCTGCTTGTAGCCAATAATTATAATACTCTATGGTATCTTTAAAGTCAGCTACAGTCTTACTTGTTGTTTTTAAATCTATGATTGTAATCTCTTTTTTATTATTATCAATTACATATCTATCTACAATACCTTTTAAACCAAAATCATAACCTTTTAGTTCACAAGATAATTTAGCTTCATTAAAAACTTCTACATCATCCATTTCAAAATCTGTAACTTCATGAGTAAATAATGCTGAGACAGCTTTATTATCTTTAAGTATTTCTACAGATTTCTTACAGCGTTCAAGAGTATCATGATCAATAATATCTTTACCTT